GGTGGCATAGGCCACGAACTGCTGGCCGAGGCAAAGCACCTCCAGCGGATGGTGCTTGATGCCCCGGAACGGCGCGGCAGTGCGGTAGATCAGCATGCGCTTTGGGGCCTTTCCGATCCGCAGGGCGCGCGTGTCACCCAGCCGGTCGCGCGCCAGCCGCTCGATCTCGATTGCCAGTTCAGCATCCTCAACGATGTCGATATCGACAGCAGCAACCGCACCGCCAACGATGCCGATGCCGCAATCGGGCCAGGCCGACCAAGTGGCGATCTCGACCTCGGTTGTCGGGCGCTCTGCATGCCGGTTCCATTCCGGATAATCCGCCCACGCCCCGCGTTTGAACTGGCCGGGCTTTTTGGTGCCCGGGCCGATTGGCAAAATGGCAAAGCCATTGGTGACAAGACGCGCGCCAAACCGCGCCATGTTGGATGTAGCCGTCATCAGAAAGGCACCTCGGGGGTCATGGCGTCGAGCCGCGTGCGGTCTTTGCCCGCAAGCTCGCGCAGGTGGTCGCAATAGCCGGTGACGACCGCATCGAGGAAGCGGTCCCATTCGGTCTCGGTCAGCGTGGCGAGATCGGTCTTGCCGATACTTTCAAGGTATTCGCCGCCCTGTTGGCCGCCGACAGTCATCGCCTCGCTCTCGTTCGGGGTGGGATCGATCATGCCCTTGCTCCCGTGACAGATGTCCTGGCAGGCGCGGCTGCAGAGGTGCTTGCGGCTTGCGTCCCGCCGACGGTCCGAGACGGCAAAGCCCGCGTTGAACCAGCCAAAGCCGCGAGGTTGCCGGTGGCAGACGGCGCAGAGGCCGGGGTGGGTTTGGCGCATGGATCGAACCTGTAACCGGTGATTTCAAAATAGCGGCCCGAGGGACGGACGGAGATGTCGCTAGGACGTGTAAGGCGGCCTGCCTGCGCAATGGCCTCCTCGACGCTGAGTGGGATGGGGACATCGGGCGCACGCTTGCGCCACCAATCTGCCGCCTTCTGGCGCGCATAGCCCTGATGCTCGATACAGACCCATTCGCTGTAAGATTTGAGCCCGCAGCTATAGGTGACCTTGAGCGAGGGCCGCCCGCCCAGCTTGTCGTGACGGCCGTAGGAGACGCCATGAACTGGCAGCCATTGTGGCGCTTTTGGCGAAAGAACTGGCAGGGCAGCCGCCGTCGGCGCAATCTTCACCTCACGGGCTGGGAATTCGTACCCGCAGTCCGGACATTCGGTGGACGAAAGCGCGATGATGCTTTCGCACATTGGGCAAACCTTGGTGGGTGCATCACCACCACCCGCTTCACCGGGACGTTTGGGCCGGACCAGATCAATCGGCCCGTGGCGACGAACATTGCCCGCAAAATCCAAAATGAGGCAGTTGTCCTTGCCCGGCGCGAGGCGCGTGCCCCTGCCGACCATTTGCACATAAAGTCCGGCGGATTTGGTGGGGCGCAGGAGCGCAATCAGATCGACACCCGGCGCGTTGAACCCGGTGGTCAGCACGCCCATCGACGCCAGCGCGCGAATTTCACCCCGCTTGAACGCGGCGATAATGGCATCGCGCTCGTCCTTCGGCGTATCGCCGAAGATCGTGCGGCAAGTGATCCCCCGGCGCCGGAATTCCTCGGCGACGTGGCGCGCGTGATCAACGCCCGAGCAGAAGGCCAGCCAAGATTTGCGATCCTTGCCGTAGTTCATGATCTCGGCGACCGCCGAGCGGGTGATGGCGTCCTGGTCAACCGCTACCGCCAAGTCGCGGGCAATGAAGTCACCAGCGCGGGTGCCGACTTTTGAGACATCAAGCTGGGTGGCGGGCTGTTTTGAGACCAGCGGGCTGAGATAGCCCTGATCGATCAGCTCGCGCACCGGGGCCTCAAAGGCGATGTCGGTGAACAGCGCCGATTTGCCCTCATGCAACATGCCGCTATCCGTCCGGAACGGCGTGGCGGTCAGACCAATCACCTTCAGCGCCGGGTTGATCGCGCTGAGCGCATCAAGGAAGCGCCGGTACATGGTGCTCGATTTGCCCGGAATCAGATGCGCCTCGTCGACCAGCACCAGATCAGTGTGGCCGATTTCGCGGACCCGGCGATGGATCGACTGGATGCCTGCGAACAAGACGCGCGCCTGCGCCTCGCGCTTGCCCAGACCCGCCGAATAAATACCCGCGGGTGCCGCTGGCCAGAGCCCGATCATCTCGGCATGGTTCTGGGCGATCAACTCGCGGACATGGGTCACGATCAGGATGCGCTGATCGGGCCAGGCTTTCAGCACGCCCTCGATGAAGGCGGCCATCACCAGGCTCTTGCCCCCGGCGGTTGGAATGATCACCAGAGGATTGCCTTTGTTGTTCTGGAAATAGCCGTAGATCGCGGTGATCGCGGCCTGTTGATAGGGACGCAGGGTCAGCATGGCGCAGCCTCCGTGGAACGGGCATCGTTTGACCAGGTGGAGCCATCGGCCATGCGGTAGGTGACGATGTCGTCGCCCGCATTGATGACCTCGCCCGGGACGAGATCGGGGATGAAGAGATGTTTTGGGCAGCCGGCGCGCTGTTCTGCAGGCGCGAGCAGTCGATCATGGCGGGCGCAGTGCCATCCGCCTTCGATCGGCGTCGCGTGCAGGCAGGATCGGCAGGTCACGGCGGTCGCACCACCCTCGTGGCAGGCGGCATGGTGATCGCAGAACCGGCATTCGAACCAGGCCGGATCCTCGCTGATCCGCGTTGGCGGATGCTGGGCAAAGATGACCCGCCCGGCCTTTTCGAGCAGGCGTGCGGCCATCGCGCTGTCAGCCTCGATACGCTCAATATGCAGCGTGTCCGTGTTCTTGCAGACCGCCATGTAAAGCGCGCGGGTGATGCCGGTCAGGTGCATGTAGATCTGCATCTGCGCGGTATGCTGGGGCTTCGATGCCACCACGCCTTTCGCGCTCAGGTCGGCAAAGCTCTTTGCGCCATGCGTCTTGAACTCCAGCACATGCCAGGTTTTGGGGGCCTCGAGCAGGCCGATCCCCACGCCGTCGAGTGAGCCGCCAAAATGACCACCATGGGCCTCCACGCGGATTTGCCGTCCTGTTTCCGGATCAACCTCAAGCACAGTGGCACCGGTGGCGCGCAGGTTGCGGACCATACGGTCCTCCTCCTGTTGCCCGGTCTCAAACAAGCGCAGCAGACGGCCGGAAAAGCGGGACGGTGTGACCCAGCGGAAATCATACCAGAGCGCACGGGCACAGGATTTACCGATGATCGACGCGCCAAGATGATCGCGGAAGCCATCGCCCTGGCGGGCCTCATAATCTGTGTAGATCGCCGTCAGCGTCGGCGTGGGTGGAGCGGGAAGATCAGCCATTACAACCCCTCCCGTTCGCTGCGGGCTTGGGCCTCGGAAAGAATGCCGTTCCAAGTCTCGGGGTCATGGCGCTCACGCAGCACGCCGATCAAAGCGTCCTTCAGCTTTTCACGGCGACGGCGGCCGGTGCCTCTTGCCAGCAATTCGGACCGTTCGCGGCACAGATGCCGCAGCGCGGTGCGGGCCCGGTGGAACCAGTCAGGATCGATGGGCTTTTGACCACGCTGGCGTGCCAGATCGGCGGTTGCGATCTGAGTGCGGATTTTGGCGATATCGTCGTCGAGGTCGATCAGCCGACGCTGGTCGTCAGGCAAGCCGGGGCTGATCACAGCCACAGGGGCTGTGTTTTTCGGTTCAGTCATGGGAGTATCCTCAGATCGGTTTGGGCGCTGCCCCGTCAGTCAGGGATGCGGAGCAGCGCGGTTGATCAGCCCTTTTTGTTCCAAGGCGCAGAGGCCATCTTGACGGGTGCAGCGGCATGCGTTGTGGGCGGTGCTGCTGGCGTTGCAGCAGGTTTTGCGGCGGCGGCCGGAGCGCCTCCACTTTCGGGCGGCAGATAGGCGATGGCGTTGCTCTCGCCGTAGCCGTTCTTCGGCGGCTTGATCTTCACCTGGATCGTCATCGGGATCAGGTGCAGTTCCTCGCTGTCGCTGACATGCATCCGGCCCGTAGCATGGCAGATGGCAGACAGCGTGCGCTGCGCGATCTCGACCGTGGTCGGGTTCGGGTTCACCAGGTTCAACTGGTCGAAGATCTTCCGGCCCATATACGGGCCATCCAGAATATCCAGCATCAGCCAGAGAAACTGACCCATGCCGTTGCGGGTGACGCGCATCTCGCTTTCGACGATCTGGGCGCGATATTTTCCGGCGGGCAGCAGCTCGTAGGGTGTGGTGGGTTCAACGTTGGTTGCGTCAAATGACGTATCAAAACGTGCCATGGTCGTGTCCTTTCAGGTGTATCATTCGGATTGGGGCATGGCCGCCATGAACTCGGCCCAGCTGAGCTCGAGCGTGTCCGGCAGGCCGTAACGGTTCTTGGCGAGGAAGGCGGGGCGCTCTTCGGTATGCATGACGCGCGCACCGGACCCGAGCGCCCGGGTCACCTTTTTGTTGAACCCGACGTCGGATTTGGCGACCGAGATCCGGTAATTTGCAAAGAGCACCACATCGGAATGCTCCTGCAGCAGCGCCGAGGCGCGGGTCTGCAGCTTGATCACATACCGGTCGTATGGCTCATGCTCGGGGCTATCGAACCGCTTGATGTCGGTATGGGCAATCTGGATGACCGCCATGCCCTTGCGGTCGCGCAGCGCGTTCAGCTTGTCGAGATATTCGCGCCAGACGGTCAATGCTTCGGCGTAACCTTTGCCAAAGCCAGGCGTTTCGATCGACTGCCAGCCATTGCGTTTGCACGCTTCCGCCCAGATCAGCGGTTCCAGCCAGTCGACGCTGTCAACAACGACCGTGCCATAGTCGTGATCCTCGTCCAGCAAGGCATCCAGCGCTTCCGCCACTTCGACATAGCTGGTCGCAAGGGGGAAATGCGGGACCTGCAGCTTGCCAAGCCCGTCTTCGGTCATGATGAACACGGGCCGGTCAGATTCCGCCGCGAAGGTGGATTTGCCAACACCGGCAACGCCGTGCATCAGAATCCGTGGCGGCGTCAGCGCCGTGTTGCTGCGCAGGGATGCGAGAGAAATAGCCATCAGTTTGGGTCTCCATCAGAATTTATGTCGAAATCAGGCTGCAGTCTGCCTGCCGGCGTTGAGGTCACAGCCCCGTAGAGCGCATCGAGCCGGTCAGCCTCAGCGAGGTATGCCAATGCCTCGCGCCGCATGGAGCGCCGCTTTTCTTCGAGCAGATCGAGATCGGCGGCCGGATCGCGGGAAATGGAAGGAAGCGTGTTCATTGCGCAGCCTCCTGGCCGCTGAGATGGGGCAAAACGTTCTGGGTCAGGATGGCAGTGAGACAGTCGCCAAAGCGCCAGGTCGGGTTATCCACCCAAAACTGATCAGCCTGACGCAATGCTTCGCGCCATTCGCGCAAAGCCGCACTGTCATTGGCAATTTGGCGGTGCCGGATCTCGATGGCTCGGGCAAATTCGGTGCGCGTCAATTGGCGGGTCGACACCAGCGTCGTACCTTCAAGATCCATGGCAACGGCCGCTGGCAATGAAAACGGCAGTTCCGCCTGATCCGGCGCAGCGGCTTGCTCTGCTTTGAGCTTCAGGCGGCGTGCCCTTGTGTCGATACGGGTGACAACACCATCGATCCCGGCAAGATACTGCCCGTCCGCATCGATATCATCCCAACGCTTGACAGCAGCCTGGCGCTTATTGACCGCATGGCCAGCCATCACGTCACCGATAATCTCGGCGACAACATCATTCAGTCGCATATGTCCCATTCTGGACCTCCTGTTCGTAAAGGGTGCTGAAGTCATTGAGCCAAGCCGCCGCGCGCCGGATCGGCGCGGTGTCAACGGCATGACGAGAAGCGGGCGGTACGCGGCGTACCGCCTCCGCAGGGTTCGGTTGTTCATCGATGCGCTCGATGATCTCTTCGATCCGACCGCAGATCGCACGATCCTCTTGCGTTCCGAACACCGCGGTCTGGCGTGCCCGTTCCTCCGGCGTAAGCGGCGGCGGGCGATCTTCTTCAAGGCGCTGGACGCTGTCCTGCACCCGCTGCAGCCGGTCAATCGAGCGTTGCAGCCGATCCTCTGCCGCGCGGCGGACCGAAGACCGCGTGGGTTCTTCACCACGTTCGAGTTTATCGTCGAGCGTGCGGCGCACGATGCCGGGATCGGCAACTTCGGCATCGCGCAACTGGCGGGCCTCATGGATCTCGCGCCGCTTCAGACCCAAGGCGGCAGCGCTTGGGACAACTTCGTTCACATCGCGAACGAGGTCAGTCCTCGCGCCTTGTTGGCCGACATCGCCGCGCGCTTGTGCGGCATCGTATTCGTCCGCCAGACGGCGCTTGGCAGCAGCCTCGATTTCCAGCGCATCAGCCTGCGCGCGATGTGCCGCTGCGATAAGATCGTCATGCGCGGCTTTGGCCCTGCCTAACCGGGCTGCGCGTTTCGCGGTGTCGTATGCAAGACCTGCAAATTCCCGCGCTTCGAGCACTTCCGCAGCATTCCTCGCTCCAGCCAACATACTGGTTGCACGATCAATCATGCCAGATAGGCTCAGATTGTTT